TAAAAATAATCAATTACTGCCATATTATTAATTATATAAATTTTATATTAATACCATTCTCTATGAAAGAATGATTTATTATCATCATCTGTTTCTGTTGTTATTTTCTTTCTATGAGCCATTTCATCTTTAGCAGCTATATCCATAGCTTTATATTCTATTCCTCTAATAATCATTTCAGACACTCTATCAAAGTTTCCAAGTGCGCTCCATTTCTTTAATTCAAGTATTGTTTGATAATCATATATTCTATGAAAATTTCTAATAGGATTGCCATTTTCATCTTTACCTATTTCATCATATAAAAATTCTTTAAGTAATCGTAAAGCGTCTAATTTTCGTTGATTACCACCTCCAATGTTATATCCATAAGTAGTAGAAATTTTTCCTTTAATAGTATTATCCCAAACAAATAAAGGTTCTTTAGCTAAATATTTTGTAGCTCTCCAATCTCTAAAGTTTTTAACTGTTTCTCCTCGGTTTACCTCAACACAAGTAGTTCCAATACAATTATAATAAACAGCTAAATAATAACAAATTCTATCAGCTTCTTCAAGAGAATCTGGACGGCCATAATAAGATGCAACAAGTTTTTGTTTAAATCCATTTTTAATACAAGGATTCATCCAAACTTTAATACTATTATGAGAATGCTTATTAGTAATTTCTTTCTTATCTTTATCTATACCTACAGGGTCATAAGAAATACTATATCGTCCTGCAGGAATTTCTTTTCGTAAACCGTATTCAGTATAGTTTTCATCATATTCTGGAGGGAACCATCGTCTAATACATCCGTGAGGATCTTCATTAGCTCTACGCGGAACTCCAATAATATAATCATAAACTTTTTTGCCTTCTTTACTTAATCGTTCGTTACTTTTAAATTGTATTCTACCAGTATCGTCTAATTCAAGCATTCCATCAACATAAAAATCAAAATCTTTATCAGTTCTAAGTCTTTCTTCCCAAGCAGTTAATTCTTCAGAAGTAAAGATATTTTCAGCTGCGCTACTAAAACTTTCAGCAGGATAATTAGCGTACTGTCCTAAATAATTAATATATTCTGCATAAGTTTTAGAATCATTTTTCTTTTTTATTCGTTCTTTTTTAGCAATAGCAAGTCCTATATTTAAATTACTATTACCGTTCTTATCTACTCCATAAATACCAGATATTTCACCTTGTAGCCCCCAACAATAAGGTTTAAAGAATCCACAAATTTCATTTCTACTATCTTTGTCCCAAACATTCTCAAAAGGCATAAAATTATAAGCCCGAGGATTATAAAAATTCTCTTCAAAGACTTGCATATTTCCAGAAGTAGCAGTACCCCAAGCCATAAGAATACCAGTAGTATATGCACCAGTTCGCATAGCTGGTTCAGTAACATTCATAAATTCATCAAAGTTGTCCATTGTAGATAACTCTTCAACTTTGATACAGACAGCATCTTTACCAATAGCACAATCAGGATTATTTAAAGCGCTAACAGAAATCAAAGAACTTTTCCAAGAATCATCAGCCTCTATACCACTTGGTAATTTATATCCAAGACGAAAATCTTGTTTAACAGGAGAATATATACCTCTAACAAAAGGAGTTTTTTCTTCATAAAATTTAAGATCATTAACAGAAAAATCTGTTAAACCTCCTGTTTGAATAAGATATTTATTATCAATAGCTACATGAATAGCAACTTTTCTTGATTGAGCGTTTACTCTATTAGCACTATCAGCAGCCATCATATATGAAAATCCACCACGACGAGTTTTATCAATAATTAAATGAAATCCATTATTTTCTGCAAACTCCATACAGTGAAACATCCAAAATTGGCTATCAATAAATTTAGGAAAATCATAAACTTTTTTAGCAGTATTAGTATTACCTCGTTTAATAGTACTTTCGTCAAGTTGCTCCATTCGAGTATAATTAAGAAAATTATAATGAGAACCTGTTATTCTAACTTCTTTAATAGTACCATCTGGACATAATAAACAAGGAGCACTAAAACCTTTAGTTCGTCTATATTCTTCTCTTTTTCTAAATTGTCTATGAGGAATACTATCTACTTTATATTCACAATATCGTTTATGTCTTCTATAATAATTTCCAACTTCATAAAATAGCTCAGTATTAACAAATTTATATTTTAAATCAATATTCATTAAAAATCCGCCACTATCACCTATAAGAAACAAATTATCAGGATCGACATATCCAGCTTCAGTAGCAGTTTTATATTTAGATTTATCCTCTTCTATAAACTTAAGAAATGGATAATCTTTAGCATCTAAATTATCTACCATACTATTTTATAATTAATATTAATGCTGCAACAGCAATAACTCCACAACTTGTTCCAATAAGTATTTTATTTCTTTTTTTATATTGTTCAATTTGTTTATTTAAATTATTATTAATAGTATTATAAGACACAATTCTATTTTGCATATCTCCAACAATAACAGAATATTCTTTTAGTTCAAGTTTTTGCAGTTTAATAATATCTTCTTGTTCTTGCATAACTTTCGTAAAAGAATTTCGTTCTATAAGCTTAATATTAGCTTGTTTTATAAGTTTAATTGGAACAATACAAGTACTATCAGGAGCTAATTGGATTTCCCCCGTAAAGGAAAGTTCACTAACTTTATTCTGACACCAGCTTTTGGAACAACATAACAGTAGTGCTATCGTCAGCATTAATAGCAAAATTAATTTCTTCTTTAACATTTTCTTTAATATTATAAATTATACTATCCTTTTTAATTATATTATATTCAAGACTATCTATCACTATTCTATTATATACAGTATCTGGTTTATTAATTATATATTTATCATTATTTATTTCTTTTTGTTTAACTACATATCCTATTATAAAAAATATAATAGCTATTATAATAACAGCTATTATATTTAACATAGTATTATTTTTTTCCATATTTAACTAAACGATTAAATAACTCATCATCATATTTTCCAGTTTCTTTTAAACCAACAGCTTGTTGTGCAAATTTAATAGCTTTAACAAGACCCATATTAATAGCAGTATCAAATATTAAAAAAGATATATCAAAAGAAGGAATTAAATCTAATTTAAAAGGATCCCAAAAATTATCTTTATAAAAAGAATGAACAAGCGCCATTAATTTTTTATCAGAAAAACATTTATCATTAAATTGTTTTTTATCTTTAGGAAGATTAAATTCTTTCTTATAATTATCAATAATTTCCCAACCTTTCCAAATTTTATGATAACGTCTTGCTATTCCTGCAAATGTTTCTCCTCCTGCATCATCAGGATCAAAAATATATCCACCCTCATTTTTAAGGGCTTTTTCTATTGCTTTTTTATAATCAGCCATCTTTACAAATTTTATTAAAATAATTAACAGCTTTATTAACTACTTTACAATAATTATCTGTATTTTTAGAATAAGTATATATTTTGATTGTTCTAAATTTATTAAAGAAAATCATATAAGGAAACTTAATTTGAATACAAAATTCTATAATAGTATCACTAACAGGAGGATCATAATATTTTACTTTAAATCTTTTAGATATAAGACGAATAGTCTTATATCCATTATCTTTAATGTTTATTATTCTAATTTTACTCATATTATTCATTGAGAGTTCTATTAATCCAACCTCTTAAAAATTTAATATTATTTCCATTACCAGCTAATCTATTATATTCTTTAATTTTAGCAAGTTTATAATTAGCTATAAATAAATCTTGTCCAAGACTATCTCTAATATAATTTAAACTATCTTTATATAAAGATAATTCATATTCTAATCTAATTATTTTAGCTATATTTTCTTGTTCATTTATAGTATCTTTAACAGGTACATATACTATTTTTTCAATAGGAACAGTATTATTACAAGATATATTTATAATAGGAATTATAAATAATAATAAAATTATATTTTTTATCATTTTATAAATTTAAATTAAATTGAGTATTAATTTCTTTCGCTTTAAGGCTTTTTCGTCTATCTTCTAAAATAGATTTAACTTCATTAAAACGATACATCATTTTATGCAAAGTAACTTTTTCTTTTGGATTAGTTTTAACTTTAAAAGTTCCATCTGGATATTTCTTAGGCATACCGTATTCATTAAGAACAAAATCGCTATCTATATGAGCAAGCCATAAACCTGCACAAGGTAAACCTAAAATACACTGAACCATTAAAGCATAAAGAGAAAGTTGAAGATTATAAATACTTCCATTACAATTAGGAAGTCCTCCTACAGGAGGTAATAATCTATCATTAGTACCTACCCATATATCAGTTTCTTGATGAGGTTTTTGAGTTTTATCTTTTTTATAATATCCAGATTCAAATTTAAGTCCTCCTCTATTTGTTTTCCAATCACCAATAACAAATTGATCATCTCTTAAGCAAAGAACATCAATTGTACCACTTACTAAATAATCTATGAGAAAAGCTCCAATCTCAGAATAAATTTTATATCCATTATTTTTATAATAATTAAATACATTATAAATTTCAGGATATTTATTTTCAGTAACATCTATAAATTCATCAATATCTAATTCTTTAACATTTAAATTAATATTAGGTAAATCTGCAACTGTAATCATTTCACCCTCTTTAGGTAAAATATATCTTATAGCATCTTTAAACTTAGAAGCAGATTTAATACCGTCTTCTAAATTATTATGAGTTTTTGTTCCTCTATCACAAGCCTCATCTCTAATAGCATCCCATTGTTTGGCAAGTTTACTTTCAGAGATACCAAGTTCTTTAGCTTTCTTTTTAAGCCAATAAGACTTATTAAAACTCGGTTGATACTCGTGTAAAAGAGTAGTAACAGATTTATAAGAATTTCCTAATGTATCGGTATAAGAATGATTAGCTTCTTTAAATATAAGTCTAATATCATTATATCTGGTATCTCTTAATTGTAACATAACTATATTATTTATTATTATATTTAAAACTATTAATAGCTTCAGTTAAAAAAGATGAAAAACAACAAACAAATTTTTCATTTCCAGATAATTCTACTTCACCCATAGTATCTAATATAGCGTGAGTTAATTCATGAAAAAATGTATTTACTTTAACATTATTATTTTGTTTATTATCTTTATTAAATGTATCAGCAATATTTATACATCCTTCTGCAAGTAAACAAGTTCCTAAAGCATTATTGTCACAACGATCTACAACATTAACTTTAATATTAGATCCTCCTAAATTAAATTCATCAGGTATCTTAAAATCCATAATAATTATATTTTAATCAGCTTTCATACTACTTAATACTGAAATGCCGCCGCGAGCAATTTTTTGTTCTTCTTCATATCGAAGATTATCTTTTGCCGTATTAAGAGCCTTTTGAAGATTAGGTATTTCTTTTATTTGAGAACTTAAATTATTAATAGTTGCTATTATAGCTGGAATATCTTGATCAGTAACTCCAGCAGCAAGTTTGTTACTTAGTAATTCATTGCATTTATTAGCTACCACACTTGTAGTATGTAATGCTCTTAATAAATTTTCAATAGCAATGCCAGCAGGCCCTACAGCATTATCATAATATCTTTTAATAAGTTTAGAAACTAATATATCTGGCATATAATCTTTAGGAAGATCATATTGTATAATAGCTTCTTTTAAAGCTTCTGAATCATTAAGACCTTGTTGTTTTGCAGGACTTCTTGGGTCAGCAAGATAATATATAACTCCACATTCTTGTAAATATTTCTTTTTATCTTTAGATGTATCTCTCGAATATAATAAAAAAACATCTTTATCAATAATCTGATTTATTTTAGGAGCTTTAGGTATTCCTGTATCATCAACAGAAATAAGATTTTCTATAATAAGTCCGGTCATTTGTTTGTCTTATAAATTTCATCAAATTGTTCTTGAACGTCTGGATCAAAATCAATAGGTTTACAAGCGAAAATACTAAATATATAAGCATCAGCATATCCTTTTCCATAAGTATTTAGTAAAGAAAAATATTTTTTACTATTATTTCTTCTAATAGTTGTAATAGCTTGTTTAGTACTTGCTTTTAATCTAATATTTTCTTTTTCTAATTTATATATTCTATAACAATATTCAGCATAATCTTCTTTAACCATTGTTCGCCTTGCAAATTTTATTTCTTTAGTATGTTTTCGCATAGCCTTATGAAGAGGATTTTTTCTTAATACTCCAACATAAGGAATAGCTACAGCTTTGCCTAATTG